TAACACTAACTGTAGTATCACTAAATGATACTCAGAGCGGCCGACAGTGGACAGTTGGTCAAAGTGGCACAAGGTTTCGGCACAGACCCCAAAATCGTGTATTGTATAGGAGTGGAGGGGACAGCACCTCTCCACTCCTCTCAGACCCTTCTACCTGCCTCTCATGCGCAAAATCGAACAGCAGATGATCCAAGCAATCAAAGATAACACTAACTGGACATCTGCGAACACATGCGTTACCCTTGAAGATGGTATCTCAAAGGTTTATCTTCATGGCAACTTGATTGCTGAGATTGATGAAGATTCACTGAAACTTTATGATGGTGGTTATCAATCACAGACCACAAAATCCCGTCTAAATGCACTTCTTAACGCATTTGGATATACCTGTGGAACAAAGAATGAGCAGGTATTTCAACAGAATTGGACCTGGTTTGTTCGTGTCTTTAATGAAACATTCAACGAAATGCAAACCGTTAAGTTCACTTCAGGAATGCGTCTTGCATGATCAAAACTAAAAAAGAATGGGCATCATGTTATGCCCGCTTTTACTCAATCGTTCTCATTCTCATCATTCTCTAATATGTTCCGCATTGCCTCTTCAATCACTACCCGTCGCACTTTGTGGGTTTCCAGTGATAACGTAGCAGTTCCTGCTTATATCCATGCCGGTGCATGTTCGTCCTACAAAGGTAGTGACCCCGGCAAATATCGTTGCAATCCTGAGGCAAAGAATATTTCCTTCCCTATCTGATACAAACTCCCCACCTTATTCATTCACTTTTTTCTCAACATTATGCAAAATAAGCACATCGAACATCCCGAAGATTCCATTCTCACTGGTGATTTAAGTGCTCTTGATTGTCTACGTAATGAGGGCAATCTATCTGTAAAGATGGACGGAGCACCTGCAATCGTATGGGGTACTAATCCTGCGACGGGTAATTTCTTCGTGGGTACTAAGTCAGTCTTTAACAAAGTAAAGATCAAAATCAACGAATCGCATCAGGATATTGATGCAAACCATACGGGCAACGTTGCAAGAATTCTGCATACTTGCTTTGATTGGTTACCCCCAACCGACGGCATTTTTCAGGGAGATTTTATTGGTTCCGGTGGTAATGATGAGTATACCCCGAACACAATCACCTATCAGTTTGATAATGTTGTAGAGGAGGAGATTATCATTGCCCCTCATACGTATTACACAGCAGAGAGTGATTTAAGAGATGCAATCGCACACCCGATGAACTTCATCATTACAGATACATTCTATTGTAAGTTTGTGAAACCCCGTGCCCGTATCTTCTCCGGTCGTTATGATGATGGACTAGAGAGATTCCATGACTTAGACGATGTGATTCAGTTTGCTAAGGTTATGGCACAGAACGTTGAGTTTGTATCAGATAAGGAAGCAAAGGAGATTAAAAAGGAACTCAATTCTTGCATTCGTGAGAATCGTCCCGTGATTGCATCTGACTTTATGAATGAGAAACTCATCAGTTTCTGGTTGTTAGTTAAGTCGATTAAAGAGGATGCAATATATCTCTGCCGCAATGATGGTCCTAAAGCATACATCGGACAAACTCCAATCGGTGGTGAGGGTTATGTTTACTCCAATGAGTTCGGCACATTTAAGTTAGTCAATCGTGAGCAGTTCAGTTATGCCAACTTTAAAAACTCTAAGTTCTCAGTATCATGAAATACAAAAAAGAAGTACGTATCTTCATGGATTCTATGGGTTATGACTTAGAACGTCAAAGGACACATTTAGTCTTTAGGCATTACATAGGATTTACATATACTGCCCCCTCATCACCATCATGTCCTCATGCTATGAATCAAGTTAGGAGGGGAGTTCGCAGGCAGTTGATAGATAAGGGCATTCGTTCGTAAACAGCAGTGGGGGGTGATTGCCCCCCTTATGTTATGCGTTGCCGTGCCCCGTATATAAAAACCCCCTACTACTTTAAGCTATAAACGACCCAAAGTCCGTTTGTGATATCAGTCTAATAAAAAAAATTTTTCATATATAAAAAATGGCACAAGGATTCAAAGATATGCAAAAAAATCCGCAGGAAAATTTTACGACTGTAGAGATCGATCCAGTAAGTGGGGAACATATTATTACAATACCGGAATGGATATGTGATGAGAAGGGGTGGTATGAGGGAACAGAAGTAAATATCGAGGTAGAGAGTGATTGTATTATTATTAAGGATCTCGAAGAGTCATGAGGTTAGCAGAATCGAGATCTTGACGGTGTATAGATATAGTGTTATGATAGTGACGTAGTTCATTTACAGTTATGGCTAAAGGATTTACAGTAAAAGCAAAAACACCCAAAGCATCTGAGAGTGCTGAAGAATGGGACTATGTGAAGGCAAAAGAAATGGTAAAAGGCAAGTCCATTGTCTTTTGTTTACCAGGTAGAGGAGTTTCTTATACGTATCTCAAAAACTTTGTACAACTTTGTTTTGATTTAGTACAGGCAGGAGCAAGTATCCAAATTTCGCAAGATTATTCATCAATGGTAAATTTTGCCAGATGTAAGTGTTTAGGTGCGAATGTATTGCGAGGACCGGATCAAATTCCATGGGATGGTAAGTTGCATTATGATTGGCAACTATGGATTGATAGTGATATTGTGTTTAACACAGAGAAGTTTTGGCAGTTAGTATTAATGGACCAAGACATTGCGAGTGGATGGTATATGACAGAAGATGGTAAGACAACAAGTGTTGCACATTGGATGGAGGAGGATGATTTCCGCAATAATGGTGGAGTCATGAATCATGAGACTGGGGAAAGTATTTCGAAGCGTCGTAAACCGTTTACTGTAGACTATGCAGGATTTGGGTGGTTACTAATTAAGCACGGAGTATTTGAGCATTCTGATATGAAGTATCCATGGTTTGCTCCAAAGATGCAGGTCTTTGAGAGTGGAGAGGTGCAGGATATGTGTGGAGAGGATGTATCATTCTGTCTCGATGCTATCGAAGCAGGATTTAATATTTGGTGCGATCCACGTATCAGAGTTGGCCACGAGAAGACAAGAGTTATCTGATGAGTCTGACAAAATATACAATTCTCCATAAAGGGAAAGTACTTTACAAGAACTTGACTGAGGAAGAATATTTTGATATTATGGAAGATCTTTCGATAGAGTATTATCAGAAAGGTTTTCCAAGACCGCAAGATCTCGAAACAAAAATGATGAGTATTTAAGGAGTTATTATGGCAGTTCGTTCAAAGGTTGGATTAAGTGGTAACGGTTTTATAGAAGGAAAGCCGAAGAAAACTCGTCAAGGGAGTGGGAAGCACACGAAGTATGCCGCGACTTCTCGTAACGGGAAGAAGAAAATGTATCGTGGACAAGGACGAGGTTGATATATAGGTGTAGTTTTATTGTGACTATATGGCATGTTTGATTGCAAATCTTCCATCACAGGAAGTATGGGTTCGTAAAGAATATCTAACGGATCATCAAAGTGGACATGGTGAATTTGTAAAGGGCGTTTGGGTATCGGTTAAATCGATTCCCGGACGTGCTTTTTATTTTGAGACCTATCTACCAGAATATGCGGCAATGTATGATAAATTGCCTATCAGTGCCTTTGTAAAAGACCCTGAGACCCCAAGTCCTGACATGAACCTACCAAACCTACAGTTTTGGAATTGTATGGACTACGGGGTCGTCTCGGTGGATAAGAAATTTATTGGTTCAATGGACTTTGAATGTTATACTCGGGACTTTGGTAATGTAAAAGGCACGTATGTCTGTACCATTGACAACTATCATCATGATCCAGACTATGTTGATTATGCCACCAGTGAAAATCCTGCCGAACACAAGTCTCATAACCTAATTGAACTTGAGAATGGGCAGTATGCACTGTATCCAAACAATAGATTACGTATTTTTGATAATAGTTTGACACCTGCCGAACCAAAAATGCCTGATTTTAAAGTTTCGACTCAATATTATCAAGTTGAAAATGGATTTGAACGACTTGGAATGGGACGTGAGGACGAATATTTTTGGAAAACATCACAAGAACGCATTGAAAGTGAAAATAAATAAAAAAAAGGAGTAAAATGAGCAATTCATCGAAAAACTTCATGAAAGAAGTGTGGGGAACAACAAGTTTAACTACAGATTACTGGTCATTACCTAAAAAAACCGAAGATCCCGAAGAAAGAGTAATTCAAGAGATTATGTACGACGATTTAAGGGAAGGACAGAAGAATCTTCAGGAATAGAGTATAAATATAATTAAGAAAACTCTTTAACAATGGCAATTCAGAGGATATCACGGGCATTTAAGGACATTAGCTTGTCTTTTGAGCCCCATCCTGTGACAAAAGACTTACCTATTCTCAAAAACGAGGTAGCAATTCGCAGATCTGTGAGAAATATTGTTCAGACAATACCAACCGAAAGATTTTTTAATTCAATATTTGGATCTGATGTGAGAAGAAGTTTATTTGAGTTTGTTGATTTTGGTACTGCTTCTGTAATTAGTGATCAAATTATGATATCCATCAATAATTTTGAATCTAGGGTTAATAATTTACAAGTTGAGGTTCTACCAAGACCAGATCGTAATGCATTTGATGTTACTGTAGTATTTGATATTATTGGTCAAGAGTTTCCGACACAAGAATATTCATTCCTTTTAGAGGCAACAAGGTAATATGCCTTTTACAAAATTCGCCAATTTAGATTTCGATCAAATAAAAGAATCTATCAAAGATTATTTACGTGCAAATTCTGATTTCTCGGGGTTTGACTTTGAAGGTTCTAATTTTTCAGTATTGATTGAGACTTTAGCATATAACACTTACATAACAGCATTCAACTCAAATATGGTTGTGAATGAGTCTTTCTTGGACTCTGCAACACTCCGTGAGAACGTTGTTTCCCTTGCTAGGAATATTGGGTATGTTCCTAGGTCAAGAAGTGCTGCAAAGGCATCTATAACCTTTACAGCAAATGTTACTGGATCCACATCACCAACTTTAACATTAAAAAAAGGATTAGTTTGTGTTGGAAATTCAAACGATACTTCATATACATTTTCAATATTAGAAGACATACAGAGACCAGCTGGTGTTGTAAATTTTAATACTGGTGGTGTTCCTACTACTGGAATATCTGCAACGTTTTCAAATATTGATGTTTATGAGGGAACTTTTCTTACTAAACAATTTTTAGTTGATTCGTCCTTAAATCAAAACTTTATTCTTAATAATTCATTTATTGATACTTCAACAATAAAAGTATATGTAAAGAAAGAAGGGGAATCCGGATTAGGGATAGAATATAAATTAATTAATAATATTACTAATGCTACAGTAACTTATTTTGTTTATTTGATACAAGAAGTTCAAGATGAAAAGTATGAACTTTTATTTGGTGATGGTTTAATTGGAAGAAAACTAGAGACAGGAGAAATAATCACTGTAAATTATCTTGTTACTAGTGGAAAAGAAGGTAATGGTGCGAATAGATTTTCATTTTCTGGAAATATAGTTGATAGTGATGACAATACAATTTCTCCAGAACCATTTACTGTAACTACAAACCAATCATCTGCGAATGGTGGAGAGATTGAATCTATAGATTCTGTTAAATATTTTGCCCCAAGAATATATTCTGCACAAAATAGAGCAGTTACTGGAAGAGATTATGAGTCAATTATAAAAACAATATATCCAGATACTGAATCTGTATCTGTTGTTGGTGGTGAAGAATTAGATCCTCCGGAGTTTGGGACAGTTCAAATTTCAATTAAACCTAAAAATGGATTTTTAGTATCCGAGTTTAATAAATCTAGAATTTTATCACAACTTAAGCAATATTCAATATCGGGAATCAATCAAAAAATTATAGATCTTAAAATTTTATATGTTGAGATTAACTCATTTGTTTATTATAATGATTCGATGGTATCAACATCTGAAGATTTAAAATCTAAAATAATTAATTCACTTACAAATTATTCTGAATCGACCAACTTGAATAAATTTGGAGGGAGAATTAGATATAGTCAAGTATTGCAAACTATTGACAACACGGATACTTCCA